CCACCTAAACCAGGTCCTCTAGTATATACCGCTCTTAATCCTACAGGCAATCTAACTACAACGCTCTTAATAACTGATCTCGGTTTAGGATCCCCCGTCTTAGGTGCACTGTTATGTGATCCTATTTCTTTTAATTCAAGTTCCTCAATAGCATTAGCCTCGTCATCAGTAGGTATATATGCAAAAGCAGCTGCTATGAGCTCTGCCATAGCTTGTACACCAGGAGATGGAGCTTCTTCAGTTGTCTCAACCTCAGCAACATCAACATCTTCTTCTTGTTCAAAAAGAGACATAAGCTCTTCCATTAGTTTTAAAGTTTTCATTTTATTCAGCTGCCTTTTCGAATTTTTTAGCAATATTTAAAGCGGCTTTTGACATTTTTCTTTTAGCCAGTTGCAAATTTCTTTTAGTTTTACTAGTAAGCTGACCTCCTAAAGATTGATCTGGTAAACTTGCTATAGCATTTATAGTTTCAATTGTCTCATTATCTTCAACGCTTAAATGACCGCCACTTTCTTCTGCAAATTTTAAGAAGTTATCATAAGATGAGCCAACATCGTTAGGTAACGTAACTGTTGCCATTAGATTGCCGTCTTTATCTTTATATTCTACTGTAAAAGGACCTTCTCCTGGTTTGTTTTCTTCTATCAACTTCAGAAATTTACTCATGTATATATTTATGGCAATAAAGAGAGTTTTATATTTATATTTGATAGAAACTCCTTTTCTATTTGCTGAAGTTCGTACCTTCTTAAGAATAACCTAAACTTATAAAACGAAACAGCTGAGGTGTCTTTTTTACTAAATGACATATAGTCACGTTCATTTAAAAAAGTACTAAAGTTCTCTTCACTATATGTAATATTAGTAGGTAATGCATTAAAAATACGCTTAACTAAAGTATATTCTATTGATTTACTGTTAGTTTTATAGTAAAACCACTTTTTATTATCAGATTCTCTACAAACTCTTACTAGTTCTTTAATAATAAAGTGAATACCAAGCTTATTTTTGTCTTTTCTTGTTAATTTTAACTCGTTTTCATTAATATAGAGTAGATATTCGTTAAAAGATCTATCTAAACACTTATTAAAGTTAATAAACTCAAAACCCCGTACTGGATCGCTTACGACCTCCGATTCTAACATTGATAATTCCGTTGTAATAGTCATCTCGAAGTAAAACTTCTTCTTTAAATTGTAATCTAGCTTCGTAATAACTCAACTCCCACTTCGAATCACACCATCTAAGTATTTCAAACTTAAAACTACCCATACCTAACGTTTCAAGGTCTTTATTAAGCTCATTTGATGAAGAAGTGTAGGTTTTCCAGTCAGTTTCTATTTTTTCATGGCGTTTATTCTTTTTACCCTTTAACGGAGGACGTTTTCTTATTGACTGGCACTGTTTTTTACCAATATACTTTTTATCATTAGTAAGATTAGTTATCTTATAAATGAAACCGTAAGGTAGGTCCGTACTTTCTTCAAGAACCCCTTCCCAATGACCTAAATCTACCATTTTTTACATGACCAGTAACCAGCAGAGAACTTATCCTTCTTCTGATCACACTTATGACGAGCGCGGAATGACTTTCTACGCTTAGGATTGCTCTTTTTGATCTTCATATTTGGATCTCCAAAGCGAACAATCTTTTCTTTACCATCTTTACAAGCTTTAACGACGAATTT